AAGCGCTATTTGTTGCATAAGCGGCAGCCATAGAAATCGTTTTGTTCGCACCACTTGCTGCGACATAGTAGTACCTCTGGCAAGCGGCTAATTCTCCTTGGATTGTTGCCCCAGCGCGTGAGAATTGTGTGGCTACTGAACCGACCTCTAATTGTACGCCTGTCACTTCATAGTAATCATTAGCCCCAGCAGTACCAACAGGTATGTTGCTTAATTGCAATCCGACCTCTGTTGTTGTTGCGGCTAATGTTGCTGTATAAGAAAAACGCTGCCAAGTCGTTGTCAATGTTGCTGTTGTATTAATAGGATAGGCAATACCAGTGTATCCAACAGTTACCAAGTTTTGGTCTGTTCCTGTTCCTGTTCCTAGTGCAACACTTAAGGCATTACTAGCAGATGAATAATTAGCACCTGCGCGTGCATAAAATGACAGAGTTACAGTCTTTCCAGCCAAAGGAATTGAGTTAATTGTTTCAATAGATTGCCCAAAATAAATTGTATTGGTTGCAGTATTGCCGCTATCGCGCTGAACTCTTGCACAATACTGAATAAAAGGCAGATTAGTTGTATCGCCAGTTACCTGTCGGCTAACTGTTGAACCTGCTACTGCCCGATAACCTTGCCAGCGGTCTGATGTATAAGCACTAGTTGTCAGAGCAATTGAGGTTCCACGTTGCCAAATGTCCGTACCGCCGTTAATAAAAAAGTTACGACCAGCAGCAGTTGAACCTTGATAACGCAAACCTGTTGAAGTGGAACTATCTGCTACGAGTGTCTCGCCGTTGTTGCCAACTGCTAAGCGGGCTGGTGTATCAGCTGCTGTAGCTGTAATTAAATCGCCCTTTGCATCGACGATCGTATTCTGGATAGCGTTAGCATCGTCTGAGGTAACCCAGACAAAGTCCATATCTGTATTCGAGTTCTTGCTTAATACCTGTCCGCTGGTGCCGCCCTTAAGATCGACCAGCGAGGCATCGATAGAATCTCCTAATGCCTCGATAGCCGTAGCTCCATCTTTGACCAGATCGGTCGAAGTTGGAACGGGCCAGTTAAAGTTCGGGGTAACCGTTGCCATTATGTCAAACCTCCAAAAGCGTCTTCCCAGATAAGTGTAGCGTTTACACCTGTCCAAACCAGGTTAGACGGGCTAACCGTATCCCACTGTGGCGCAACCAATGAGAAATCTGTAGGGCTCAGTGTGAGCGTGATGTCTACGAATTGAGGATTAGCCCTAATGGCAAAGCCCTCAAGGAATCCATTAAAGGACCCGTTAAACATATTGATCGGAAGATCGTTAATAACGATAGGTTCACCAAAGAATACGTTTATGAGCTTGTTTCGCTCGGCATCCGGTAGCTCGGAGTTATCAAGCCTAAAAGTAATGGCCTGTAGTTGCTCACGTGGGATAGCCCGAAGGCCTAATTCACGATCCATAACGTCGTTTACGTCGCTTAGGTTATGCAGGTTAGAGCTAACGCTGCGCTGGTACCGTCCGTAATTAGCGATAGAGGCGGCATCTAACGCCGTGGCCTGTTGATTGTAATTTGCGCCGTAATTGAATACCAGCGAATTACGGATCTTGCCTATTTGTAGGATTGACTTAACGCTTGACGGGATAGCGTAATTGGCCGATATGGTCGTATAGCCGTTAGCCGATAGATAGGCCGTACGGTGATCGGCATCGGCATAACAGACTCGCCCAGCCTTGTCCTCGTACATATTACCCAAGGCGCTCTGTGCGATCTGAGCGCATAGGTTATAGCTGCTAAACGGATCTGCCCCTCGGGCTATCATCTCGTAAAGTCCGGGCTGGTCAATTTCGCCAAGGCCTACGTTTTCCGCATCGACCCAAGTGGTCATAGGGTCGTAATCCTGCCATTGTAGAGCCGGTGCTACCTCAAACCAGGAGTTAATTAATAGCTCGTTTAGAATGTCGAAGATCTGGTTGCCGTCCTCAGTCTTTGGTAGGGCATCGGGGAACAAGGCCTTGGTCAATTTAGCCAGGGAACCGACGGCCAATATATTACCGATTGTTATAAACCCTACCTCTTCAGGCGAGCGTACGGATATACCGAAGTCCGATACGGTGCCACCGAATACGGGTACATATGTGCCGGAGCTGTTCTTTAGCTCCAGAGTTAAAGCATCGGTTACATCAATATCGAAAGCCGAGTTATCTATATTTACGATTTCCATACGGGCATACCCGGCGTTGCATTGTAGATCGATATCATCGCGGCCGGTGGCCATATTTACGCTTAGGACATTGGTATAAACCGTGGTGCCCACGGTGATACGCCATTCCGGTAACCAGGTACTCACGCTATCGTGTAATCCCCGGAACCGCGATTAACCGCAGTACCTCTATAGGTTGATTGGTTTAGTACATCCTCAACCGCGCGAGCGATAGCCTCGGGATCGCCTAAACCTGCCTCGATCTTAATATTATAGGTAGCCGGATATCCACTACCGTAATTCATCGTAGGGCTGTATCCGCCTAAATCGCCTTTCTGATCCTCGGTAAGAGTTGGAAATAGATCAAAGATTGTTACATCTTTTTTAAGCCCCTTAGTAGCTTCCGCCATTTTCTCAACGGTATCAATAACAGTGGATTTAGGTATCAGTGAACCTACGCCGCTGGATGTTAGTCCTCCCGTATTTCCGCCTGTACCGATCTTGCCCAGTAAAGCTATGTAATCTTGCAGAGACTTCAGGCGCGCATCGTCGGCGGCTTTCTGGGCCTTTGCTACCCGGTCGATCATAGATAACTCGGCAGACTCGCGTAATAGCGTGGCAGTTGTAGCTGCGCTGGTGGTCTTACTAATAGAGGCTAAACGTGCTATCTCGGTTAATTGAATCTGTACGCGCTCGCTGTAGGACTCCTTGGCGGCTAACTGGCCAGCGGCGGTTATGGCAGCGTTGTACTTCTTAAACGCCTCTTCACGTGCCAGTTCTTTATCGCCTTCGGCCATTTTAGACTTCTCAATAGCGGTCAGTTCATTAAGTAGCTGTGTGTTAATGGCCAGAAGGGTTGCATCGCTAACCTCTTTGATACCGGCTAACTTTGCTAAATCGTTATTCTTTTGAAGTGCAGCCAGTTCGGTAATCTTTTTAAGAGCTAAATCGCCGTTGTCCTCTTCGATCGCCTGCAAGGCCTCTAGGCGCAAACGTGTCTCTTTATCGTAGGTAGCCTTAAGAGCTGCGGCCAATGAGATACGAGTGGTATCAAAGACTGCTGCGGCCTTGGATAACGAAAGTTTATTCTTTTCGGCTATTGCGGATTTCTTTTGCAGTGCTAATAATTCTTTAGCTCGTTTAGCCGCATCTGCCTCAGCCTTGGCCCGGGCCTTGGCATCAGCCTTTTGTGTGTCTTGATTGCCAGCCGATAATGAACGATTGCCGAATCCACCAGGAATCTTGCCGGCGTTTAGGCCGTAGTATTGCTGAAGGATCTCACCGGCTTTGAGCCCTACCGTGGCATCGATTAGGCCAGCGATAGCGGTACTTAAGGTATCGATCTTTGAAATCGTATCGTCGATGGTCTTGCCGCCAGATAGTGCCGTCAGGGCATTGAGTAACGATTTACCAATTTTCTCGCTGGCATTTTCCGAAGCAACTGCTAGCTTGTTCATCGAGCCGACGTAACTATCTGCAGCTACTTTGCCCTGGCCAGCGAATAAAACCTGTAGGCGCTGTTGCACTTTCTCAAAGTCCGTAGAGGCTAATTCGGCCTGGGTAAGTCCTAGGTTGAGCGAACGTAGGCCTTTGAAATTGCCCACATAAGCCTGGCTTAACTTTTCGCTGGTGGTTGCTAAATCGGTCCCTGTCCCGGCCGATACATCCATCGCGAGGTTAAGCAGCTCTTGGCTCTTAGTAACTGACCCGGTGACTTGTAATAACTTGAGCATCGCCGGCTGTAACTGATCACGATTTACACCAGTGGCCGCTTCTAGTTTGTCGATGTATTGATTGATTTCAGGCGTGGCAAAGGCTAGGCCTAGATTACGTACCGAGGTCGTTAGCTGCGCTACTTCTAGCTCTGAAGCGGCAAAAGCCTTAACGGCATTTTTACCATATTGCGCCAGCGCTGTAACGCTAAAGGCCACACCGAAAGCCTGCGCTAGATTTTTAACATTTTTCTCAAAGCCTTTGATTTGCTTTTCGCCCTTAGTCAGAGCCTTGCCGTCAAAGGTTGTAACGGCATTAACTAATAAACTGGGTAACTTTGCCATTATGCAGCCTTCGCGTATCTGCCCTGGTTAAAGGCGTTGATGGTATTAGTGATAGCCCTAATTACCGCGTTCTGAGCTTTACCTTGATCTTCTTCCCAAGCTCTAAAAATCATACGACCGCGCTCGGCGCGTTCACTTCCATACAAAGGCCCCATACGACTAATGAAATGAGCGCCAGCGCCAGGGTTATTAGATCGGCTCTTTGATGATCCGCCAGGGTTTACACGGCCTGCGGTCTCATAGATTGCACCAGCAGCCGAACGGTTGGCCACATAATACAAAGCGCGCCAGCCGTTCTTATTGCGCGAGCTAGGAGCCTGGGCATAATAAATACCCTTTTTAACGGTGCTGTGGTCATACAGTGGAAATAACCGTAATTGGCCCTCGGTGTTAAAAGTTCTAAAAGCTGAGTTACGAGCTGTGATCTTTCGGCCTACCGTGTTCTCGTTCCAGCCGTACAGGTTATCCGGTTGCGGCGATGGTGCATAACCTCGCGCCTTGTCCCGGATAGGAATCATTACCGCTTTGATTTCGGCGTTCATTTCCTGTAATAGTTCTGGATCAATTTTACGCATAGCTTTAAGAGTGCCTTTAACGCCTTCGAGGTTTACGGGCATATTGTTCGGCCTCCTTAGCTTGATCGTTTAACACTTGTATTAACATCTTGTACATCTCTGCATCGAGGTCTAGTACCGCTTGAGGCGGAACCCCTAACCGTATAGATAGTTGTGCTACCTGATAGGTTAGGGAATCCCGCCCTAGCTTAAAGGTTCGTCGTCTAGTACCTCGACCTTTACTAACGTATCGAGAAATTCAGCGCCGAATGGTTTAACAGTTTCGCCACTTGTGCGAAGGCACTCGTGAGCGAGCCAGTAGACATCCGACTGCTTCTCGTCGTCGCGAAAGGCCTTATGAAAGCCTTTCTTTGCATAGAGTTCAAAGGCGTACTCGATCCGTGGAGTTATCTGATGCTCAGTAACTTCGCCGGTAGCCCTTGTTATTTTGAGTCGTGCCATTTGATGCCCCTTTGTTAGTAGATTAGACCGTTGTGTCTACAACGATTGGTGAGTTGCAGGTAAAAGTGATCGACTGGGTACTGATGTCCCCGACGGCTCCGTTAATATCGGTGGTGTTGTTTACAAGCACCGTAGTTTGATATTCCGGATTTGTTGCTGCAATAGCTCCGCTAGTTTGCTTGAGAGTTAGAGGCACTGTAGTACCCCAAGCCGCCTGCAAAGTTTGTAGGACTTCAGAAGTAGCTGTGTCGTTCAGAAAGTCCAGAGTTATGGTTGAGGTCTCCAGGCCCTTAGTAAAACGTCTGGAAGAATCGCCCATCGCTGTAATTTCTAGCTCTTCGAACACGCGGTTAATCGTGGCCGAGGTTACGTGATCTGAGAGGTCTACCGAGTTAAGGGTTACGACCACTCCATTGGATAAGAATACGGCCATCGCCTATTCCTCGCTTTCGGTTGTTGGTGTTGGTGTTGTTGTCTTTGCTTTTGCTACTTTGACCGGTTCAGGCTCGTCTACGATCTGTCCGATCTTTCGCAAAAACTTTAGGTCATCCTCTGTATACGGCATTGTCAGCTCCAGCTCGTGAGTATTGAGATATTGAAATCGGCAGTTAGCAACGTTCCACTTTGTACATCAAGTACGGTAGGAGCCGACATACTGCCAATATTCATAACGATATTTGATGCGGCCAATTTGTTAAACACAGCTACAGCCAGGGTTTCGATACCGTTCAGGTTGCCCTGGTTATCCAGCATCGGTACCGTCATAATCACTTTCAGGTTTGCTAGTGGCGATATTCCGGCGTTGGTGTTATTACTTGGCGTAATGTAATTCTCCGCCGGTGCCACGATTACCGAGTTGGCTGTGATTGTTGGCGGTGGAAAAGAGTAAGTGTTCCAAGCGTTCGGATTAGCCAAAGCGGCGGCTAACGTAGCTCGTAGGGTTGTAATGGCGGCTGGCATTTTTAACCGATCATACTGTTCGGATTTTGATACCCGGCGATGAGGCCTCTGATCTTGCCGATCATTGAGTTACCCATCCGGTATGGCGAAGGACTGAATCCGTCAATAGATACGCCGCCGGTCTGTGATACCTGGCGAGCTTGGAAAATGTCTACGGCCAGGATCATCGCGGCCTCGCGTACAGCTGGGGTAGTTGCGTAGCTGTTTGTCTTTGTATCTACGCCCTCGGCCTTTCCGTATGGAAGTACCCGGGTAAAGTTAAGGTTCGCGTTTGTCTTTGCGAATTGAATAAAGCTATAACCGGCTGGCCAATTCCAGTTGTAGGTATTCCAAGCGATCGATGGAAAGTTATTAGTCGTACCGGCGCTCCAGGGCATTGTGCCTGTGATTGTGTACGTGCCGTTATAAGTTGAGCCGCATCCACTCAAGGTTACTGATTGACCGGTACTAAAGATAGCCGGGTTAGCGACCATTACCGTCGCGATATTGTTCTGTAAGGTAGTTCCGACAACGGGTACGGAATCAAACCATAAAAATTGATTTAGTAGATCTTGCGCAGTTTGGCAGCAGGTCTCGACAATATCTGACGAATAAAGCGCATCGATTCCAAGGTTGGCTCTTAGCTCTGCCTCGGTGACGTACGTTGCCGGCACAATGATCTCCTTACTTAAAAAGGCCGGTAGGGCTCAAAGGGCTAAGAGCCCTACCGACTATTATGGTTTGCTTATGTCAGGTTAAAACGAGAGATACCGTTTGGCATCTTGATGATCGTTGCCATAAATCCATAAATAGCGATCTGAACCTGAAGGTTAGATACGACATTTACTGACATATATGCCTGTGGTGACTCGTATACGGTCATAGCTTCTGGAGCGATGATGTACGCAGAGTTATCAACGACTGTAGAAGGTAGTTGATGATCCACATAAAGATCCAAGCCGAGGACGTTGCCCTTGATGCTTGTTGGGTTCGCTTGACCAGCCGCGTTGTATGTCTGTGATACGGCGTTGTAAATTGGTCGGCCAGTTGTATCGGTAGCGCCCATCAATAGGCTCCACATTCCTGGACCTGCTACGAAGTTCTTAGCAAAGTAGCTTGAGTTCTTGTAGATATTAGCTGCTTCCTTAGATACGAAGCCGATGATTCCATCTGAGTCTGCATCTTGCGCATCTGCCTGGTCTGTTCCAGCGTTAATAGCTGTAATAACTGCCGCGTCAGTTGCTAGCAAGTAAGCTCGCTGAAGTTGGTTAGTAAGTTCTGAATAGAAGTTCGGATCTGATCTCTCGAGAAGCTCCACACTTAGCGTATTCATTCCAGAGTACTTGGATACAGTTCCAGATAAGTACTCGGTGACCATCCCGGTATTTTGTACAGCGCCTGCTTCTGCCTCAACAGTTACAACTGGTGCTACACCGGTACCGCCACCATTAGACGTTACCAATGACGGGATCTGGATCGTCATACCAGAATTCGGAAGGGTGCCACGGCTTAGGGCATCGATTGTCGGACGGCCAAAGTTTGTATTTGATACAAACTCTGTGAGGTACTGGGTCGGATTAAAAGCCGGGTTGGTGCTGAAAGAATCATCTGCAGCAGTTACGTAAAGCTTTGAATCGTCGCTACCAAGTGCAGCCTTGATCTTATGCTCTGTGTATGTTGCCATAGAAGTAATTGGTGTACGGACTCGCTGAGAATCCAATACTGATGGTCGAATGATCTTACGAGCGGCTTCGACTTTTTCAGCCTCGACCGGTGTATCTACCGGAGTCTCCTCCGGTGTATTTTCTGGGGCTGTAGTCACAGCTTCCTCGCTTTCGGTTTCTGTTTCGGTCTCTACGATTGTCGTATTGATCGTTGTGGTTTTGGTGCTTGTACTTGTTGCAGCTTCGAGCGCAGCTCGGGCCGCAGCAATATCAGTGACGGATGCGCTGGAGAAAGCCGCACTCTCGACGAGGCTGACTTCCTTGAGGACCGCAGCCGTTACTAACAGGTAATCTCCCATTGGCTTCGAAGCAGTTACATCCACTCCGACGGATAAGCCACTGACCAGATTTTCCTGGGCCAATACGAGCGCATCTTGTCCACGAGTGCTGCTCGATAAACGAAAGGAGCCATATACGCCTTCGGTTGAATCGCTGAACGAGATTGCGCGACCTACCGGCTTGTCTTGTTGATGCTGCGAAAGTAATTTTATTTTACCTGCATCTGGAATTGAAATACTGCCACGCTCAAACACGACAGGGCCTGCGCTTGTAAATCCGACTTCACCGTACGGAGCAACAAGTCCGGAGACAATGCGGCGCTCGGTATCGGCGGCCTGGATTTCTTGACTAAACGTTAGTAGCACTTGCATCTCCTAGCGGTGTGAGTTGTTCCATTTGTCGAGCTTGTTCGGTTGAAATTAAATCTAGGTTTAACATTTTCTCGAGAATATCCAAGCGATCCTTTGCATCTACACGAAGGAAGGTATCGTCTACCGCGAAACGCACTTGATTTTGACTATTGGTTATGTCATTCATACTGAGGCGGTCCTCAATGGCGCTGATGTACGGTTGCAAAGAATAAGCGACAAACTCTTTTCTGCCGTCTAGGATATTTTGATATGTCATAGAGTTATTCATATCGCTTGAAATCATATAAGCCGGTACGTTCATCGAACGCGCGATCTCGGTACTCAAGTACTGTGAGGCCTCCGTGTAGGCCATATCTTTAGGCGAGAAGGAAGTTGGAACGTAATCCAAAGTTGAAGTCAGGTACGCCGTTGATCGATTTTGACGAGCGCTCTTGAACGCAGCTAATAAACCCTGGATCTGTGTTTCCGGAAGGTCGGCTCCTGAGTTCTTCAATATGCCCGTCGGCATCGGAGTAGCTGCACTAACCGCAGCGGCTTTCTGGATGTCATAGGCGGCGCGAATAGTTGTACTTGCTGTTAGTAATACGCCAGGTAACAATGATTGGAAAGTGACGAGCGAGCCAATTCCGGCCATCGGTGCAAGTTCACCATCTACAAAATAATCTTTTACTTCGGTGCCGTATTTGTCGGTGGTATATGTTACGCGGTTATTCGCAACCCACTCGAACCCGGAAGGCCTGCCATCGTCGGCATACAAAGAAGTAACGCGCCAGTAGGCGATTGAATAAAAGATAAGTGAATCAACGGTCGCGCTAATTGTTACGCTTCGCGGTTGGCGAATATCAGGCTGCTCTAACCAAACCGGACTGCCTAACTTTTCACCAGTTGATTTTTTATATAGAGCTAAATCGATCGATGAAATTACGCCAGCGATTAAGTTGCGGCATCTGGATACCGAAGCAACCTGTAAAGCGAAGTTACGATCAATACCAATACCGTTATATCCGAAAGTGCTATTAGTGTTGAATGATCCGTACCCGTAGGTCGTATCCATAACTGCCGGCGCGTATTGCGCTTCAATAGCTGGCTTTTCAGCCTGCTTAAAACCTAGAGTCTGCAGTAATCCCATAACCGCCATTTTCCCATAATGTCAAGCATAAGTACGGATATACCCTGCGTGTCTAAACGTAAACTTTAGCCTCGGCCATTGGCTGAGTTAATACGTGAACTATCATACTTAAACCGATCGCAATATCTACCGGGCCAGCGGATTTACGACGGATGATTCTCCAGCTTGCATCCGATTCTTTAGCTGCACAGTTAGCCATATGTGTAACGAGCTGATCCTGGCCACTGTGTACCAGGCGTTTGTTAGCCAGGGCCTCGTAAAGATCGCCCGAGGCCTGGTATCCCTTCTGCCCGGATATATCGGTTATCTGGATTCCATTTATTTCGAGCCTTTTGGCTATTGAGGCCGTTGTGTACTTGTCATAACAAACCTGTCTCGGGAAATAGGTTTTAGCCCAGCGAGCGATCGCATTGGCCACAAATAGCTCATCGATGGATACGTCCGAATGAAATAACTCGAGGACTGCCACACCAATACGGCCGTCTGGAAGGACCTGACCCATAACAAGCGAACCATCGCGCCTCGAAGGTGCAACGTCAAAGGCGAATACGGTAAGAGGACCGGGTACAAGTTTAAGGTCTTTATCGCCGGATTCCTCGACCGACATATGAGGCCAGGGTGATTGCGTAGAGCTAATCCACTGGCAAAGCATCTCGGTCTTTGTTGTCTCGATCGGTTGCGTACTAACGGCCTCCTCTAATGCCGCCTCCGTGACGGTATAGCCAAGGGCCGGGTTCGCAAAGGCCCAGCCGTCCCGGTCTGTAATCTTGGCAAATGGCGGAGCCGAATACTCGTAAAAGCCGAAGGTCTCTGGTGGATTAGATAAGGCCCTCTCGCGTAAATCATTTAACACGGTACTAAAGGCATCTCCTGCGTTCGATGTCAGTAGGGTCTGAGCGTTCGGCTTAGCTCTGGTGGTTGGCGTAGCTGCGCGATAGCCCTCTTCCGAGATCTCGCGTACCTCATCAATGTATAACAGCGAGGCGGTACGTCCACGGGAACCGTCTCTGGTAGCTGCGACCACATCAAGGCGATGGCCATTTTTTAGCTCGATTGACTCGGTGCCATTGGCAAAGCGGATCTGTTTAACCTGCCGGCTTAGCTCATCGCTGCCCTCGATAGCGTAGGCCACTTGCCTAAAGGTGTCTAAGGCCATCGATCTATTAGAGCTCATAATAAGCACGTTAGGGCTATCAAATAAGAACATATGCCCGAGCATCATCATACGCGCCAGGTGAGTCTTGCCCTGTTGTCTGGCACAGAGGACCAGGTTCGTCTTGCGAATAAACATACCGGCATCGTCTACGGTGGTCATATCCCGAATCACAAAATCCTGCCAAGGCAGAAGCGGTAGGCCGATCGATTCTGCTAACTGTGCGATCTCATCGCCGCGATTATGGCCCGTGAGATACGGACTATGTAATCGGGGCTCAGTGGCCCCAAGGCGAGGCGTAATGGTCTGGTTCATATATTTACTAATCCTGTTCCGTTTGGCCTACACACGGACCGGCTGGGACCGTACTGGTGGTTTTCGGGGAGGAATTGCTCGAAAAGGCAGGGGGGGTAGACATCGATGCTAAAAAAACGCCCTGTGAACGTGAACCCTTGCGTGAATTACAGCGCTTGCAGCAAGCGATCATATTCTCCAGGCTAATCGGATCTCCTCCGTGTTTGATAGATTGAATGTGGTCTACCGTGGTGGCATCTTGCCCACAGTACGCACAGGTATAGCCATCACGAGCTAATACGACGAGCCTTTGTGACTTGTATTTCCTGGTTAATCTAGGGTCTTGTCTACCGTGAACCATCAGTAATGACCAGTCCTTCGGTGATGTTCCCAAGCCTGGCAAGGAGTCGAATGACGGTGTGCGATATAGCGCAGTCCAATATCTATCTGCCTATATGGATCACGTTCTTTAAGCCTAAGCATCTGGGGTATCCCATAGGCTGTGGATTTAGGATTATCAGCTCTTGGATTCCATTGTGATTCGCGTGTCCATAGTAATTCTAAGCATCTATATTGTTTGGCATCTAACAGTTTAAAGTGTGCGTATAACTTATAGTTGTTGATGTCTTTTGGTGTGTTTATAGCTGAGGCTGGTGTTGTGCCTAATACACACAGCGCACCCAATAGCACCAAACAGCGCCTGCGAGCTATCCGCCTCAGCGGCTCGCCAGCGAGTATGGAGCGTACTCCTAGAGTCAAATATGTTGCAAATATGTGGATAACTTTAACGGGTTGCCGGCGTGTTGTCCACAGGTTATCAGGGGTTGTGGATAACTTATTCATCGAACCCTACCTAACTTTGAACGCTCTAATGCAGCTACAGACTTAGGACCCATCGCGAACATAATGGTCAAGTATTGAATCTGCGCGAAGCTATTACCACGTACGAACTTAAGCGCCGGGTCCATACACATAACGCCATCGGCCTGATCCCAGGCCTGCTTGAACCAATTAGCCTTAGATGTAGGTACTAGACATATGCCATCGCCGTGTTCTATGAACTTCTCGATCCATTTACGCGGTGAGGAGTACGGCGGATTCATCCATACCGTACCCTCCCAAGGCGAAGCCAAGCCGTCATCTATGATCGTGTAGTGGCGTTTGGCCGGAATCCACGGAATACCGCCTTCAGGCGAGGCAACGTCTAAATCGAACTCAATACCTAACGCCTCGAATATATGCGCTGGTGTGTAATAGTCATCGGATGAACCCGTATCGATCAGGTTATAGCCGAACTCCATATCTAACGTCTCGGTCATTATTTACCCCACACAATCTCAGAATTACCCTGGTTGAAGGTCATTATGACCGAATGGAAGCTTGAGCCTTTGCGCAACTCGCCTTCCTCGTCATAGTACGCAATACGCCTGGATGGCACGTACACGCTTGGATATCCATATTCTCTGTATAGGTTATGCCGGTTTACCCCACCGAGCGCATCGATAGGTAGCACCAATACGCTTTTTAGGCCGTACTCGTATACCTTGCGAATTATCTTGTCTTTAATGCTAAACGGTGGATTGGTAATAATGTAATCGGCTATATGGAATTGTCCGTCTATAAAGTCTTGTATCCCATATATGACGGTGTGCTCCATCGCCTGTAATGTCTTAACAAAGCGGCTATTTTCCGAGTCAAAAGGGCAAAGGATTAATGAATTAGGCTCCGGGTCTAATAGCTCGATAGCGATATCCACGGTCTCCTGGCTTGTATACCATTCATCCGAATACACGTTCTTTGTGATCCCATTTAATGTCATTGGTCCTCCATTAAACAGACACCCATAACGCCGCACTTGGTGCATTGTAGGGTTTTAACGTTAGGAGGCAGGTTGTCGGTAATAATCCGCTCGATCTGCTCAGTTACCTTCTTGCATTTACGGCACTCGTACTTATATGTAGTCATTAGGCTCTGCAATCTGCACAAAGCCACATTACGACTTCGCCGGATACATCGCGTACGTTGAACCCACCCAGCCCTGTCTGCCATTTTTTGCATTGTTCGCAATATTGCGCAGCTACGATCGTTATATCGCCGTTATCGTGGATTGTGGTAGCGTAGCCGTCTTTGATGAATGTCAATTCTCCCATTACAGTTTTACCGCCTCGTCTATATGTAAATACGCGACTGTCTTATCAACGGGTATGGTCTTGTTAAACGTTGAGGCCGGCAGCTTTCGCGTGGTCCAATTAACCTTTATCTTGCGTAGGTTGAACGCATATATGCCTCTAGGCGTTGAGTTGATATAAAACGGCGTAAAGCCTAGTTTGTCCGCCTGTTGTACGAGTGACTCGTGCTTATCCTTTTCTAGGATTAGCTCGTCATAGTGTGTATGGCGGCACTTTAGCTCGATGATTAACCGATAGCCCTGGCTGGTTGCATCGATATATTCGAAGGCATCGCTACTCATTTCCAAATCCTCTAAGTAGCGTGTCTTGATGTAATCGAATAGCCCGGCCTCTGTAAACTCTTTAGCCATTTTATACCTGTGGCTTCCACTTACCGTCAGAAGCTAAAACGTACCAACGTGGGGTACATTGATTAGCCCGGTTCTTTTCGGTGCACTTATATGCAGCCCAAGGCTTGCCGGTTGTCTTGGCTGTTCCCTCGGCCCAGATCATATGCCCGTGCGAGCATTGTGGCGCTTCAGCTACTAATTGACCGCCTAGGTTTGATGCAATATCAGTTATAGCTGTGGCCATTGTAGGAATGTCCTCGATCGCAGCCTTGGTGCTCCACGGATCAGAATCAGCCGGTAGGACCTCTACCTTTTCCATATCCTGACGTGTAGGCCTTCCGGCATCGCTAGGACTCAATAGCCCAATCACGCGGCCGTAGGCGGAAGTAACAGTATCCTCTACCAGCCAGCGCTTCATATTGTTTGGAAGTGAGGCCACGTTGCCATATGCGTAATCCACGGCACTCGGTACGTGATCCTCGTATTCACGATAGGCCTCGGCCCGGATTAGAATTGTGCCCTTGGTTAAATCCATATCCTCAATAATGGCAACAAGTCTGCCTGTCGGATGCTCGGATCGAAAGCGCTTAATCCTGCTATTTACATCCTCGTAATTGTCTAAGAATCCCATTAGATTAGCTCCTTGTCTTTCAGAGCCTGTGCTATTGCCCGGCCGCGAATAAACCCTTCGCCGTGCCCCTGGCGGTAACCGATTGAATATCCGATCACCATAAACATAAAGCCAATACCGCAAGCGGCAAGGCCTATTAATAGGTCCATACTGTTCATTGTTCGCCCTTTGTTAAGGCCGAGCAGCTACCAAACCGAGTAGCCCTCCCGGCGTTTGTTGTACCAGTATGAGGCCTACCACTGACAAAAGGCAATTACCTGGCTAGGCGTGTCTCCAATAATATTTCATATATCTTGTCGATCTTTTGGTCCATACGCTCCTGACGGGCCTCCATATGGTCAATCCGACCGCGTAGGTTATGGCCGCCGTTTCCGTCAGGCTTTAGCTCGGACAGGTAATACTTTACAAAATGACGGATAAGTCCAGCCCCCAGCCCCAAAATGGTACAACTCCCCAAAGTTATACCGACTACGAGCTGGACTTGTTCCATTACTTCTTTACCCCAAACTGACCTTCGGAAGGTTGAAGTGCTTTAAGTAATGGCCCGATTAGCCCAGCGATGAACGCGTTAGCCAATACCTTCGGATCTGATATCCCGGACATATACAGCGCAGCTACGCTAGCGAGCGCAGCGCGACCGTAGGATTTTGCAGCGGCTATTGCTTGTTCTTTCATTTCGTGCTCCTTAGTGCCCTTAAGGATTTTGGATAACTATAAACCTAAACTCTCGATTAAGGCTTTAGCCTTGGCCGGCGTCACATTGACCTCGAAGTGCATATCATCCGGACGGCTCTTAAAATCGCCGCCCCATTTAAGGCCGTACTTTTTAGCCAAGGCCCGAATCATTGGCACCTTTTCAGCCGGGAATGTATCGAACTTACCTAACGGGTGTTTGGTTGCGTTTAGATCGATCGCCGTACCGGATGAATGGCAGCTTAGTTTGTCAGTGGTACCGCGTACCATTCGAAAGGCATAACCCCAGTCATCCAAGGTTCCCTCATCGATCGGTTCTATTAGCTCGTGGAAATCTGCAGCGAAGGCGGCCAAAAGCGGACCCACACTTTCGGCACACCTAAGCTTCAGCGACGTACCCTTTATTTGATACGCCTTGATCTTTATCTCGGCCTGGTCCTTTGAGGCCGGATACCCGTTATAGCTTGTCAGCATTTCCAGGCAGGTTCGGTGTGGATTGTTCCGCTTCAGGATTTAGATAGCGTTGGTAGTCTGAGTTGGCTGGGTCTTTAGGAATTAAAAGCACTACTCCGTTTTCATAAGTTGCCTTAATGCAACCTTCGCCAAAAAGACTTTCTACTTCTTCGTATGTTGGGTTCATTATAACTCCGCGCTAAAGGCTAATGAGGCACTGGCAGAAGCGGCAATAAACCAGTATGCGCCTAGTTGGATTGATGAAATACCGCTTTCTACATCTAGTCGGCAGGACTCGGTGCTTGCGTTTTGTATGGATGAAAACGAATTAAATCCATCTGAGGTGTTTCCGCCTACAAGAGTGTAATAATCTGTGCCTGTTGTTTGTACCAAAGTAGGTGCTGTTCTCATAGAAACCTTAAAAGGTAAAACTCCATAAGCGCTATTTGTTGCATAAGCGGCAGCCATAGAAATCGTTTTGTTCGCACCACTTGCTGCGACATAGTAGTACCTCTGGCAAGCGGCTAATTCTCCTTGAAGTGTTGCCC